GGTTGTAATGCTATCTTACGTGACTATACACCAGACTTTGTTGTAGCCAATGATGAAATGGCACAAGAAATACTTGAAAAAGGCTACAACTATCAAACCATTGTGTATGGAACCAACGCCATGGTCTTGAGCTACCCTGGCAAGTTCTACAACGTGCCGCAGGCACCTAACTGGGACATGGGTGCTACAGCAGCATATCTAGCCTGCTTTGATGGACACCGTACAGTTTATCTAATGGGCTTTGACCAGCACAGTGGACATACCACTCGTCAGTTCAACGTGTATGCAGGCACACGTGGCTACCCTTCTGTTGAAAGTTTGACCACAGAAGCCTACTTCGAAAAGACTATGCTACAGGTCATGAAATTGTATTCTGATGTTGACTTTGTTCGAGTAAGCCCATCTAAGGATTACTACATGCCCGAAAGTTGGAAATACCAACTTAACCTGCGTCAAATTGACTTCAGAGACTTTACTCTAGAAGTAGACTTATAAACTTTCAAGGGTGCGGATCTTGTCAATCACACTGGCAAATTTGAAACTGCGCCATACTCCAGGATGTAGGGGCTTAGGGTAATCATCCAATGGTACCCAGCAGTAGCCTCTATGCTCTCGATTTAGTACCGGAGCAAACTCCTCGTCAACTCGTATAACATAGGTATGGTATTCAAACTTACCTGTATCACTGGTGAACTTTTCAATAGGAACTAGTTTAGCATCCGCAATAATGCCACCTAACTCTTCGGCTATTTCTCTAGTTAATCCAGCAACCACAGTTTCGTTGGGCTCAATCTTACCGCCCACAAGACCCCAGGTGCCGCTGTGAGCACCATCGTTGCGTAGTAAAAAAAGATATCTGTGAGTTGCTCGACAGTAAATCAACGCACCAGCGCCAATTAGAGTACCAGCATCCAGTCGCCTTGATTGTACATTCCGTCGTAGCTCTTTGTCCATTGCATGTCTTGCCATTTATATTGAATACCGGTTGTTAGATTAGTAACATATTGTAAACTATTTTCGTTAGAACTGTCAAACGATACTGTCCAATGTACTCCGTTGTACTGTACAATATCATTGGCGTGAGCAACCAAATCTTGTCCGTCAGTACCACGCCAAGCCAAAGCACCGTTAGAGTTACTGTAATCACCAATGTCATTGATCAACAAATAACGAGTTCCGGTTGCTGGGTTAGTTAAGAAACTGCCCACATTGACATTTTGTGGATCAATGATAGCGTTGATAGGATTCAGAGTATTTGCAGGTAGTGTATCACCAAATGGTGTGTAGAGCAAGGTGCTGGGATCTGCAGGATTAGTTGCCACAGTGCCTACAATCTCGCTGCCATTTGGTTGACTTAAACGAATCTCAGTTGACCCAGATATAAAATTACCATACTCGTCCAGTAGAGGTGCCCAAGCACGTCTAGTTCCAATTACTCCATCTACTCCGTATTCATTGTAAACTGCTATGTCTTCGGGTTTGAGTAATTTTAATGTATAGTAAGGAGTACCACCGGTAACATAGGAGTTCAGCAGCACGCCATAGTTCAGTACAGAGATCACCTGTTGAGTGCCTAGACTTTCTAATGTGCTGAGATCTTGGAAGTTGGTGATGACCTGTTGTATAACGCCCATCTTCTTGACCTTGACACTGGTGCTGATCCAGATAGGAATTTCAAATGTGTAGGTAAACACACTGATAGGCTCTTCGCCGCCTGTGGGCACACTACGGCTATCCCAGTTTGTGTCAGTTAAAAATACGGCACTCAAACTGCTCCAGTCAATGTAGTTGTCTGTGCTTTGTATTTCCAATGCTGGATTAAACAACACACCAATCTGTTCAACTAACTGAAGTTTTTGTTCAGTGTTGCTGGTCCACACATCCATCTTTAGTGTCAGTTTATAAGGCACAGGCATTAATCGATCAATGCTATAGGATGCTCCTTGTTTGTTGCCATAAGTACCAGTCACGGGGTCGAACTCACGTTGACGTATCTGCATGGTTTCGACAACGTAAGGGTTTAGCACTCGATCACGATCGTATTCTAGTCCGCCAACATAGACTGCCATGGCTGGTACAGCATTGATGGTGTTTTCGCTATTGTTGCGGATAATCTGTGCAGCCTGGCGACTTGGATCTCCGTACATGACCGGCACACGTTGCAGACTAGTAATTCCGTTACGGTCTTTGCCAAACTCCACATAAAAGTCCGACACCAATCTAATAAATTGACTAATGAATTTACGTACCTGTCCGTCGTAAAAGTAATTTGAAGGGGTTGACATTAATTATCTGCTTTCGGAGTAAGAGCTGTGCTAAGGCTTTGTCGTACAGGAACCTGTTGACCCTGATCATTAGTAAAGGTACCTGAAGCATTGACAAATGTGCCCAACTGTGTTTGATTGTTTGAGCCCTGTGTGAGGCTTGTGCGTTGTACATCATTGACTGTGACCCACATTTTGCCATTGTATTGGAACACACGATTTGGCACGTAGTCTGTACGCAGGAAGTAGTCGCCGCTAATGGCATTGATAGGGAACTGTATACCAACGCCCATTGCCAGATCGTTTGGCGCAACAGCAGCACCCGATAGATAACCGTATATAGGAGTCGGTGGCGCCAACACATCTTCGTCGGCAGTGTCAAGTATTTCATCTGCACTGTCAATGACGTCGTCGGCAGTTTTCTCAGGTTGATTAGGCAACAGTCCATCTGGTAATAGTGGAACTTCGTATAGGCTGCTGGTGTCGTAACCACTAAATGGTACATTGGCTTCGCCTTCACGTACAGTAGCATCGTTGATCTTCAAGTTAGTATCTAGTGTACTTAAGATTTGTCCAATTGGAGTTGTGCTATTGCCAGCTTTAATATTGTTAAGAATGTCTTTGTATTCTTGACTGTCTACTAGAGGATTCAACTTGACACGCCACAAGTGAGGCCACCATGTTGGACTAAAACCTTCACTTGCAAAACTGCCGTCCCCAACAACATAATAGCGTTTGAGTGCAGCAGGAACATCTTGATTTAGTGCGTCATAGTCAGTCAAGTGCTGTAGCTCCAACACATCACCGTTCATCAACTTGCGACCAAGTAAATCTACCATGTCACGCAGGTGGAAAGTCATAAAGATTGTACCGGTAGCCAAGAATAAACCAAACTGACTAAGATCAAAGTCCTGATCCTGGCGCTGATAAATTCCACGCATCTTGTAGACACTGGTGTCGTACTTGCGATCTCTATTTTCCATCCACAAGAGATCTTGAATGTTTTGTTCGCTTTGGTTAGTATAGCTGGGCTGACTAGCATAGGTGCTGATGCCCACAGTAGTGCCTGCGGCAACGTTGGCTGCAATATTGGCACTGAGTGTAATAGTTGACGCATTTTTAGCAATTACACTAGCATTAGTAGGCACATTGGTGCAGGTCACAGTATCACCAATGTTAATGTTGGCAGTGTCACTCACAGCCAATACATTGGTAACCGCAGTTGCAGGTGCAGTGGTTGTTACTTGGGTGCCCTGTGTGATCGGGCCCAAATATTTGTGCAGCAAAATACCAGTTCCGCCGACGGTAAACATCTCGCTGATACGGCGATCAAAGAATTTATAATCGTTGCTGTGTAAGCCGTCTTTCCATAAACTGAGTCTTGCCACGTTTTTGTCCTGTTTTGTATATTTACCACATTTGACAACGAATGATGTAGAGTTTATAATATGGGCATGACAACCCCAACGCACATGAAACACTATGAGCACCTGCAAAAGTGCTTGAAAATGGTGCAGGATACTAAAGATATCAAAGCCCGTAGCACCTTGTACAAGATCTACTCAAACTGCAACGATGCCTACATTGCCATGGATCGTGAAATGGTAGAATGTAGGCGGTTGTCAAAAGTAACACATAAGTACACAGAACTGACAGCAAAATTTGAAGTATGTGTTAACGAGTTTGAGCAGTGGTACCTAATGGCCACACTAATGTACTAACTTGACTCAAAATGGTTTCTGCGTTATAATAATGGCATGTATAAAGTAATAGATAACACAGGTTTTGTTCGTGGTGCTTTTGATAGCTTGGACACAGCAATGGAAGCCGCAAAACTTGTAGACGAGTTTGTAACCATTAAAGGTGCGGACTTTGAGGTTTGTGGGATTTTTGGTGTAGACAGTGTCAAAGATGGGCTTTGCCCTGATGGCGTTGTGTATGATTGGAACAAAGCCGGCCGCATTGGCCGCGTGAAAAAGGAACGTGTATGAAAAAGCTAACAGACAAGCAAGTTGCTCGTAAGTTATTGCAGGCTGAAAAATACGCCGCAAAGGCAAGCAAAATTGTGCAAGAGAGTCTCGGACATCTTACATACTTCCAAAACTTGAGTTTTGAGTTGCATTGTAAGGCAGTAGAACTGCAAGAAAATGCACACTGGTTCAGCACAGGCACAGACCCAATTCGTTAAGGAAAACTCATGGCAACAGTAGCAGGCATCAAGATCAAAACCAAAGCACCACGTCAAACACGAGTTGCTTTCGCAGATGAAAAGTACACAGGTTCAGAACCTGAGTGGACTGCTGACGCAGCCGAGTGGGACAATGAGCGATTTGACAACAAGTTGCGTAAGAGTTTCTACTACTACAATTATTACTACAGTCAAAAAGACTGCAAGAAGTATGTGGTTGAGTGGTTGCAAAAAAACAGCAAACTCAGCATCGAGGAAGTCAAAGCGTTTAATCGTGCTGGCGATCGCTTGCTACCTATGACAGTGTGCAGCCTTATCATGGCACATCGTGCTGGCATGCCGTTCCGTGGACGTCATATCGAGTTCATCATTGACAGCGTGATGGATGTTGTGGCCAAGGCCGAACCTGAAGTGTTGGATGCAGTTGCCACGCCCGAACAGGTGGCCTACCGTCCCACTATTCAAGATCGACTTGCTGAACGCACAAGCGAAATCATCGGTGAGCTGGAAGGTATCTTTGACGATGTTGCCACCGGCGTCAAGAACCCAACTAAACTGTATGACTATCTTGTTGCCAACAACGTGGTGCAAAGCCAGTTAGGAAAATACGAAGATGTTTATAAAACACGAAAAGCTGAACTTGAACTTGCAGTATCCAAAAAGGATGAACAAGTTCGAGAGGGCTACAGCCATCTTAAGGCAGCTGACTTCAAGCGTATTATCGCTTGGATCGACGACCTCCTTGCCGCAGTTGAACAGTACCGCGGCGTTAAAAAGGCGACAAAGAAGGCAAGAGTTAAGAAAGCTCCGAGCAAAGAAAAGCTGGTGGCTCGACTCAAGTATGCAAAAGATAATGCTGCACTCAAGATTGTTTCTATCAATCCTGCGGACATTATCGGGGCCGGTGAACTCTGGGTCTATAACACTAAATCCCGCAAGTTGGGACGATATGTGGCAGCAGCCTACAAGCAGCTTTCAATTAAAGGTACCAGCATTGAAGGGTTTGATACAGATAAAAGTGTATGCAAAACACTTCGCAAACCTGAAGAAAAGTTGAAAGAGTTTGCCCGGGCAGGCAAGATCCAACTACGCAAGTTCTTGGATGACATCAAGGCAACCGAGACCAAAATGAACGGGCGCATTAACGCAGACATTGTGTTACTCAAAGCGGCCTAAACTCCTAATCCTGTTATAAATAGCATATAACAGGATTTTTTATGGCCGAATATAGTATACCAAGTACAACCCCTCACATTGATGGCAACCTGACCGTGTTCGGCAGCTTGCCGACCAAGTCACTATACAATCCTAACACAGGTACAGGGCCAGGCCCAATACAGTACGACCCCAGCACACTTCCTACAAGTGATGCAAAACGTGCTGAGATCACAGACTATATCCGTATGCGTCTAGGTGACGGTATTGTAGACGTTGAACTGGAACAAGAGCACTATGCCATGGCCATCAACCAGGCCTTGATCAAGTATCGTCAACGTGCTGCCAACAGCACAGAAGAAAGTTACTGCTTCTTGGATCTGTTGCCTGAAACACAAGAATACATTCTGCCCAAAGAGATCATGACAGTGCGTGGTGCTTTCCGTCGCGGTATTGGATCAGTAACAGGCACAACAGCCAGCTCGTTTGAACCATTCTCCAGTGGCTATTTGAACACCTACATGTTGACAGCAGGACGTGTTGGTGGCCTAACCAACTATGAATTGTTTGTAGACTATCAAAAGCTGTCAATGAAAATGTTCGGCGGCTTCTTGAACTACACCTTCAACCCAGCTACCAAGAAGCTAGTCATTGTGCGTAAGATGCCCTATGGATATGGTGGCGCCACTGGTTACGACAACGGACAAAACCCCTACGAATCTGTACTGCTTTGGGTCTATAACCAAAAGCCCGACAGCATGATCTTGGGCGACACCTACAGTTTCCCTTGGATTCAAGAGTATGCCTACAGCTTTGCCAAACGTCTGCTGGGACAGGCCTACAGCAAGTTTGCACAAATTGCTGGCCCACAAGGCGGTACAAGCCTAAACGGTGCTGCAATGGTAGCAGAAGCACAGGCCGAAATGGAACGTTTAGAGTACGAGATTGTGAACTATGTTGACAACGGTGTACCATTGACTTGGATTACCGGTTGATTTGACAACTGTAACACAACTATAATAAAATGCTCTGTAATAGGAGCATTTTTTATGATCATAGGCATTTGCGGATTTATTGGTGCAGGCAAAGACACAGCGGCAGACTATTTGGTTAACTTTCACGAATATCGACGAGAAAGTTTTGCCAACACACTCAAAGATGCAGTAGCAGCAGTATTTGGGTGGGACAGAACCATGCTGGAAGGGCGTACCAAAGAAGCCCGTGAATGGCGCGAGCATGTTGACGCTTGGTGGGCAGAACGCCTGGCAATGCCACACTTGACACCACGATGGATTCTACAATATTGGGGCACAGAAGTTTGTCGCAACGGATTTCACGACGACATGTGGATTGCCAGCTTGGAAAACCGCCTACGCAAGACACAGGACAATGTTGTTATCAGTGATTGTCGTTTTCCCAACGAGATCGCAGCCATCAAAGCGCAAGGTGGCAAGATCATCTGGGTGCAGCGAGGTGTTACTCCGCATTGGTATACCGTTGCTGAACAAGCCAATCGAGGCGATACCAAAGCACGTGAATGGTTGGGACTAAATGGCGTTCATG